AACTAAAGAAAATGCGGCACTGCTTGCCGCTCTTGCCGTTGACTCTCTGCCTACCGATGACAAAGGGCAGTACATCCTGACTGCTGAGCAAACCGAGAAGCTCAATGAGATGCTTGGCAAGCCAAAGGATGAGCATAAGGATGACAGCCCCGCTCCTAAGGCTCCTAAAGACCAGCCCAAGGATGAAGTGTCAGAGCTGAAGGCCGAGCTGCAAAAGGCAAAGAATGACATCGCCGCAAAGGACGAGCAGATTAAGAACCTCCAGAAGAACCCTTCGCCGGAGGACAAAACAAACGATAACCCTGCTGATGGCCAGGCTGCTTTCACGGCTTTTGACCTTGCAGAATCACTTAAAGACCTCTAAAAATGGCAGACACATCAACAAATGTATTGAAGGTGGGCAACATCACCTTCACTCCGGAGCAGCTCAGTAAGACTTTCATCACTTACCGTGAGCAGCTTATCGTTCAGCCGATGCTTGCCATGGACAAACTGCTGAAGCATTGTTCTGTACGCACAGGCATACGCTATAAGGAAGTGATTCCGGAAATGTCGGGTAACTTCGAGATGGGTAACTACAAGAAAGACAAACAGCACGATGCCGATGTAAACATCGACGGTCGCACACTGGAGACTTTCTTCGGTAACTGCATCGAGACCATTGACCCTAACGCCATCTACCAAAGCATCTGGGGTAGCAACATCACCAAGGGCGAGGGTCTTAAGAACGTGCCTATCGTTGTGCAGATTTGCGCATTCATCATGAAGAAGCTCGGTGAGCGTCTCTTCTTCAATGCGTTCACTGCCAAACACGATGGCACTGTCTTCGATAAGACGGCAGCTTTCTTTAATGGCTTCAAAACCATCATTGACAACGACATTGCCGGTACCAACGAGAATAAGAAAGTTTATATCTCTGAGGACCGGGGCAACCTTGTTTATTTTACAGACTCTATCGGAAGGGACAACGCCGAGGATGCGCTGAAGGACTTCTACTTCAACGAAAAGCTCAATGACAACCTCCGTGGGCAGGATCTGAAGATGTTCATCAGTGATAGGACCTATCACTTCTACACAGAAGCTTATCAGACACGCCACGGGGCTCTGCCTTACAACCAAAGCTATGATAAGCGTACGCTCGAAGGTGCTTCTAACGTAGAGCTGGTGCCCCTGCCAAACGTTCCTAAGGACTTCATCCTGCTCACACCGAAGAAGAATATTCTTCTCCTGTACAACCAGAAGTCAGACGATGAGACATACACCGTCGAGAAGTCTCTTAAGAACCACTACGATGTTGACTTTATCGCCAACATGTTCTTCGGAACCCAGTTCGAGAGTGTGTCGCCTGAGGTCTTCGCAGTGGCAGAGAAGAAGCCGACTGTCTAAAGTATAACGATGACCGCCGCTCATGGGCGACGGTCATCACATCATTTAACGATTTAAAGAACTTAAAGATATGGCAAAATGCACTAAAAATCCATCCGTCTATGCAGATTTGGAGAAATGCCCAGGACAAAAGAAACTGCCGGGCATACGTGATTGGGTGTATACCACTTCAAAAAGAGACATTCTCTCTTATCCTGCTGTAAGTGAAGCACCAGCCGACCTTAAAGAAGCTGCCCAGACTAAGGGGGATTTCGTTCTTGCCGCTGACAAATACTTCTATAAGATTGGTATAGTCAAGAACAACGGTAAGATTGAAGTTGAGAACCAGGGCACGGATGGCGCCAAGACTTTCCTCAATAAGGTAACAATAGCCATCCCCGGAACCGAGGAGGAGGCAACTGGTCTTATCAATCAGATGAACAACGATGAGATGGTCTTCCTTGTGCCACAGCGCAACGGCAAGTACCGCATCATTGGTAATGAAGACTTCGATGCCGAACTGTCGCTCAAACAGGATACCGGCGCTTCGCCGACAGATGCCAACACTACTACCGTGGAGGCATCTGCTACCGACTACTGCGCCGCTCCTTTCTATACGGGTAAGATCCATACCACTGATGGCGACATCGATGGTGCTACAGGTAAAATTGCGGCATCGACAGGTAAGGATGCGTCAGGCTCTGCCGGTACTGGCAGCTAAGGTGAGAAGATTGATTCAGGATAACAAAGACATCTCTTCTCATATATATATAGATGCGGGGGCGGTCCTCACGTGTGATCGTGAGACCGCCCCCTTTTAGTAACATTGAAAATATTTCTAAATCATGCCAATCGACAACTCAATTACACAGAGGCTTAATGATTTTTTGGATATGTCCGAAAGAACTAACGAGGACATTATCAGTGGTGCCACACTGCTCTTGCAGCTCAACCGGAACCGCCAGCTCTTTCAGACGGTGTTGACCAACCCAAAGCGTTTCGAGTCCACTGTCGTGTACGAGCTGAAGAAGTTCGTACCAATCAGACAGCGTGGACAGACGCTCGAAGACGTACAACGTCAGACGAAAGAACTGCTTGGTGAACTGCAGGCAGCCGTAGAATCTGAGCCAGAAGACAATGAGGATAAAGCTGATGAAGAGCAGGACCTGCCTCTGCATAAAGGTAAGCGTGCTGACCACGACCAGCTGCCGGATAGCATCAAGGCTATCTGGGAACAGAACGCTGAGCGGTGGAAGAAAATCAAGGCTTTGTATTATACCTGTCAGGATATTAAGGAACCGTGCGACCGTGCGGAGTCGCTCAACGCACTCAAAGAGACGTGGTATAAGTACAAGTCGGAGTTCGCAAGATATGATGATTACGTCATCGAGAATAGCGATGAAACCGCACAAAAAGAGACCACGCCTGTTGACTACGCCAAAGCCATTACCAACGCTCGCAGCTATCTGAGCAAGGCTGTCAAAGATGATAAGCTTCTTAATAAAAGAAAGGCAGCTCTCGCAGACGATGCAGACGACAAAACCATCCTGGACTACAACACTTCACTCCAAAGTGTAATGGATCGGGTTCAGCTGCTGCTCAACAGTGGCGAGATTATCGGTGATGACCTCCGTCAGAAACTTACGGATGCCGGTGTCGTTTTCCCTGAGGAAAAACCATCTGAGACGGTTGAACCGTCAGAAAATGCCGATTCCACCGATGATAAGGATATAGACAATGAGCAGGGGCAGGAGAATTGATGACATATTGCAGCCGCTCACGCGCCAGTCGCACCAGTACTTCCTCGGTAACGGACTTCACACGCTCGGCCTGCTCGGATGGATCCTGTCGCAGACCGGACGTGCTGATGTCTGGGTCAGCACTTTCTCTACGTCGGATGCTTTCTGCTCCGGCTTCCTCAATCTGAGGAAGAAAGGACTTATTGAAAAAGCATCACTTGTAGCTGACCTAAAAGCTTCGAGAAAGACAATGCAGCTGGCCAAGCTGATGAGCAGCTGCTTCGATAATGTCTATCTTGCGCAGAACCACTCGAAGATAGTACTGGTACAAAATGAACGTTGGACGGTATCAGTCATATCATCGCAGAACCAGACTTATGGCGACCGTGCTGAGTGTACCATGGTAACGACATCACAGCAGGCTTTCCTGGATCTCTACACGGGACTTGACCATATCATTAAAAAATCAGTTGACCTCAATGGATTATTCGAAAGAGTTGCTTCAAAAGATAGAGGAAGAGGCGAGGCGCATGATGACTCCGGCGGAGATTTCCGCCCTTTTGGGTATTGATGAGACGGAACTGACCGATGATATCAATACCCTCGGCCATCCTGCGCGGAGTGCCTTTTTCCATGGTGTGGCCATAACAGCAAGGGAAATTCGCGAGGACATCCGGCCGAGACGCTGCGCGTGCCGGCTCGCCGTTCTCGGTATCAGAATGCCTCAGTATGATAGAAAGACAACTTTCCTCAGTGACAATGATATAAATATGAGCTTACCTGTCAACATAGATGAATACTCGCGTCTGGTCGTCCTCGACGATAACGAACTTCAGGCGCGGAATGTGGCCGTTTCCGTCCGGGAACGGCTGCAGCGGCTTCGTGGCATCTACGCCTACTGGCTGCAGTTCCCGTCGAAGTTCGATAAAGAGATAGTGGATTACGACATGAAGAAGTTCAAGGTCGGCAGGGCTCAGGCCTACGATGACCTACATCTCACCCAGATACTCATGGGAAATCTGCAACAGGCATCCAAGGAATTCATGCGCTGGAAAATCAACCGAGACCTTGAAGAAGATCTCATATTGGCACGGGCGAGAAATGACATGCGCGCCGTGGCCTCGATAGAGAAGAACCGCATCATGAATAACCGCACTGACAAGGATGATGAGCCGGAGCTGGAGTTTGATAAGATTGTGCCGCAGCAGTTCGAGATGACCGATGATCCGACGGTTATCGGCATACAGAAGGTTCCCGGTCTGCGCGACCGCATCCGGAAGTTGGAGAAGAAATATGGCGACACGAAGATTGAGGATGCAGATTATGAGGAGATAAAGGAAGAGCACGATGGAAACGGAACAGGTACATAGGGAATATTTCAACGACCCGCAGCTCTACTCCCTTACCATGAACACACGCGACGAAGTGATTGTCGCTGGGCGTGGTATGGGTAAGGGAGCTATACAGGCGGGCCGTCTGATGTCCTGCTTTCAGGGCATGCCGGGGTCGATGGGCGGTTTCGTCTCGCCGTCGGTCAAGCGGTGCCTGACCAACATCCTGCCCTCTATGCTCATCCACTTGGAGCGATGGGGATTCAAGCGCGACCTCCACTATGTCGTCGGCAAACGCCCTTGGAAGGCCTTGCACTGGAAATCGCCAATCTTCACACCGGCCAACTGGGAGAATACTATCTCGTTTTATAACGGCTCGGTGTGTAACATCATCAGTCAGGACCGTGCCGGCACCAGCAACTCGATGTCGCTCGACTACATCATCATCGACGAAGCGAAGTTCATCAACTTCGAGCAACTGAAGGATGAGACCTTTCAAGCCAATAGAGGCAACGAGCAGTACTTCCACAACTTCCCGCTACACCATGGCATGACCATCACCTCGGATATGCCGGTGACGAAGAAGGGCAGCTGGTTCCTCTCCTACAAGGATGACATGGACAAGGATCTCGTGGAAGCCATCGAGGGACTGGTCTATGCCAAGTGGCGGGCCAAGCGCCAGCAGAAAGCGATGCCATCGCAGGCGGATGCCATCCAGCAGAAGATAGACCGCATCGACGCGAAACTCAGCTTCCTGCGGTCGAAGTGCCTTCTCTATAAGGAGTACACCAGTATCCAGAACCTTGCCCTCTTGGGTGAAGAGTTTATCCGCCGTGCCAAGCGCGACCTGCCGCCGCTGACCTTCGCCACGTCCATCATGTGCAAGCGCATCGAGATAAGTACGGACGGCTTCTACGGCGGCATGAGAGAGGATGTCAACCTCTACACCGCGCCGAATGAGAATGTGCTAAATCTCGAAGCTCTCAATGACGGTGCCATCCCCAACGACTGCCGTCAGGATAGCGACCTCGACGCTCAGTTGCCGCTCAACATCGCCTTTGATGCCAATGCGAACATCAACTGGCTGGTCTGTGGCCAGGTGGGCAAGGATGGCAAGCTCCGTGTCCTGAAGTCCTTCTTCGTGAAGTACGAGCGGAAGATCCCGGAACTGCTTGATGATTTCAACGACTATTACCGCTATCACCGTCGCCGGCAGGTTGTCTTCTATTATGATGCCACCTTCGTGGGCAACAGCTATGGTACGCACTCCGAGGCCTTCTATCGCATGATCATCACGGGACTGCGTCGCAAGGGGTGGAACGTGAAGTCCAAGTATATCGGTAAGCCGATGAACCACATCTTGAAGAATGACCTTATCAACCGCATGTTCCGTGGCCGTGCCCGCCACTTGGTGCTCATCAACAGGGACAACAATCCTGATTTGCTCATCTCCATCACCTCGGCCGGTGTCAAGAATGGCCAGAAAGATAAGAGCGGTGAAAAACTTGCGGAGACCGAAGAGGACAAGCTGGAGAGCCGTACCGACGGCTCCGACGCGTTTGACACGCTGTGCATCGGGGTAGAGCGGTTCCCAGTCATGCAGTATCGCAGTGTGTCCACCAATGGATATTCGAAATAGCAACCACTTTCTTTTGCCATTATATAATGTAAGGGGCGTTCCTGATGATGGGAGCGTCCTTTTTTTTCTTGTTTTTGTCGCTGCAGCATCTTCACGAGGCTTGATAGTCTTAGGTAGGATGCGACCGCATACTGACTCGTATGTATTCTGTGAACCTCATAGTTGTCATTTATCGGTACTCTTGTTGTCCATAGCTGTTACCGCAATATACTTGAATGGCATCATTGTTTGTGCCATCGCATAGCTGCTGCCGTGGCCTCTGCTCTATTATTCGATTGCCGTTTCTCGATGAGTAGTCTCTTAACCGTCCTGCCGTAAACTTCTGCCTTGATGTTCTGATTATTTTGTAAGCTCATACGGATGCGCTTCAACCATTTGTCTGGTGGGTGCTGCTGAAAGTTGTGGCATGTCGTCATGATGAAATTTTCCGGGCATTGTCGGACTTTGAATTTTTCCTTTGCAAAGTTAGCGCAATCCCGGCCTCTGCAAGTTCAAGCCTACGGTTGTCTCGTAAAATTTTTCAGAAAGTTGGGGCAGGTTTGCCTAATCCAACTTTCCAAGTCTGAAGATGAAAAATTTTACGGCCAAAACTGGCATCTAAGGCCTTTCCAATTGCTGCTCCTTTTATGCACGTAAAAATTAATAAAAGTCCAACAATTAAAAATTTCAACATCATGACAACATCAACTTTCACACAGCAGCACCTCACCGCCAATGGTTTCACAAAGCGCAACCGCAAGAGCCATCTCTTCTCTCAGAACCTCTATCAGGTAGAAGTCAACGGCGAGGACGGAGACTACATCACATTCGAGGTAACGGCTGACTCTTGCGCAGAGGCCACGGAAGCAGCTGAGCGCATGGCAATGGATGTGATGGTTGACATTCAGTATATCACGGTAACAGCTTTGGATTAATCAACAAGAACGTTTCACAATTTAAATTATACAACTATGAGGTTCACAGAACACAACGAGATCGTAATGGAGAAGTTCGCATCAATGATTATCGAGCGCATCGAAAAGATGCAGGCAAGCGACTGGAAACAGGGCTGGATCGGCCGCACTATCGGGGGAAGCCCCGTAAACATCGAGGGCAACAGATATCAGGGTTGCAACGTTTTCTGGCTGATGATGGACTGCGCACTGAACAACTGGGAGCATCCTATCTACTGTACCCTCAAGCAGGCCAACCGCCTCGGTGCCCATGTCAACAAAGGCTCTAAGTCCTTGCCTGTCATCTTCTGGGATTATTCCATCACCACTCCTGCCGGCAAGCGTATCTCTCTTGACACCTACCATAAGATGAGTAAGGATGAGCAGGAGAAGTGTACGAAGTTCCCTTTCCTGAAGAGCTACAGTGTCTTCAATGTGGCACAGACAAACTTAGAGGAGAAACAGCCTGATAAGGTCAATGCCCTGAAGGAGGGCTTCGGCTGTGAGATTGCTAAGGACTCACAGGGTATGTATGCCAACGCAGCCCTTGACAGAATGATAGAGGAACAGTCCTGGGTGTGCCCGATACAGGCCACGAAGGATGCCGACGGTGCGTTCTACTCTCCGACACGTGATATGATAATAGTCCCTCGTAAGGAGCAGTTCAAGCGCGGGGCTTCCGCCGAGGAGATATACAAGGACGGACAGGAGTTCTACTCATCCATGCTCCACGAGATGATACACTCCACTGGCACAGCCAGCCGTCTCAATCGCGAGAAAGGAAAGAGGTTCGGCGATACGCTCTACGCCAAAGAGGAACTGGTCGCTGAGCTTGGTGCGGCACGTGTTGGGCAGGTGCTTGGGTTCGATAAGCGTATCATCAACAACAACGCGGCTTATTGTAAAGGTTGGGTCAATGCCTTGCGTGAGCAGCCTAAGTATGTGCTCTCGCTCATGACCGACGTGGAGAAGGCCAGCAGGATGATACTGGACAAGATCGCCTGATGCTTGGTACGGCTGATAACTCCTTCCCGAGGCTTACGGGCTTCGGGGATTTTGTTTGTGTACTTCGAGAAGGCACGTACCCCCAGTGCTACAGTCTGCCTTCAGCTTACGTTACGTGGACCGCATGGCTGGTTCACTGCACGACGCACCAGGCAGACAGTAACACTGGGGAGATAGGAAGGGACAGTGGCGGCACATGCCATACACTGGGCATCGCTGTCCTTGCAGGGCGATGTCGTTTATGGCCAGTGCCGCTTCTTGCGTTCAGTTGCCACGCAGGCTAACCCACCAACATACAGTGTGCCGGTGGCAGGACAATGACACACCGTATGGCAGTGGAGATAGGTTTGGACATTCATTGGTAGCGCTGAACCGATGATGCTCATCCGTCCGGCGCATACCGCGGATGGCAATTGCCATACCTCTTGCAGCGACAAAAGAGTTAATTGCCGACGTTGCAGAGTTGAAAGGTCTTTACATATTCCGCTATATCAAAGGGAGGCAATTGCCAAGGCTGCTTAGGGCGGTGGGGGCTGCTAAGGCAGGCTTCAGCGGCTTTCGCCGCTCGCAAACCGCCAAATCGTTGATATTGGGCGGTTTGC